ACTAACAACAACTAAACCAACAGCAAATAATCATTTAATTCAAAATGTTGGGCAAGTAGGTAGAGTAAGTACATCATCAGATGGGAATATTGTTGTTTCAGCGATAATGAGGACAAATGATGTGCCTAATCAAATTGACAGAGATGTAAACTTTACAGATGATTCAGAATTAACTTTTGGTAATAGTTCAGATTTAAAAATATATCATACTACTAATAATATAGTTAGAATAAACTCTGGTGATTTAATATTTAATTCATTTGTTGATGATGGCGATATAAAATTCCAATTAGATAATGGTTCCGATCCAGTTGGTTTAACAGAATATATGCGACTAGATGGCGGTGTTCAAAGAGTTATTTATAGTAAGTCAATTCAAATGGTTGATGATCTAAAACTATATTTCGGAAATGACACATCTAATGATGCTAGTATAAAATGGGATTCAACAGCTAGTCAATTATTTATTGATGGTGAATCTAAGTTTTTAAGTGATGTTACTATGACAAGCTCAGGTTTAGGTAATACACCAACACTTGCAATTGACAATACAGCTAGTAATTCATTTATTCATAGTATCGAAGCATTTGGAGCAAATCTTACAAGTGGTCAAACAAATATTATTGTTTTTGGCAAGGAGGGTAATACAAAAAACTCTGGATATATTGGATATAATTGGGATGCTGATGCTAGTGATACTAACTATATATCTCTTGGACATTGGAACTCTGATCATTTAATTAGGATTTATGGAACTGGTGAAGTTACTTTTATCAATACTATTACAAGCACAAAAGATGGTATTGCTTTACAAATGGATGGTGGCTCAAGTGCTGAGGGTATAAGAATGCAAGCTGATTCTAGTACAACTTACCCAGTATTTTTAAGATCAGTAAATCCAGCATCAGGTGAATCTTCACCTTGGATTTATAAAGAAAATTTTACATCATGGGGTATATGGCATAACAACAACACAAATAGTTTTGATTTTACTAGACAAGGTTCAGTAACTGGAGCAATAGAAACCAATGTTGGTGGTGAAACTAATAGTGTAATGATTCGTTTAAATAATAGTGATGGATCAGGTACTTTTGTTGGTAATATATCTGGAGCTGCAATTTCTGGAACTACTGGCACATTTACTACAATAGCAAATGCAACAACAGATACAGATAAATTCTTAGTTAGTGATAGTGGGGTAATAAAATATAGAACTGGCGCTGAGGTTGCTAGTGATATTACTACCACTTTGGATGGTCAATACGTTAAATACAACAATACAACTCAATCAACTACAAGTTCTGTAACTATTAAATTAAAAAACACTACATCAGCTGGATATAATGAAATGCAGTTGTTAAATGACAACGATGACAGAATTGTTGTTGGCTCAATTGGTTCTGGTTATACTGGAGTGGATTGGCAAGGTGCAACTTATGTTTACAATACTGGTACTAGTAGAAAAATGTATATTAAATCTCAAGATGAACTAAGATTTTGTTCTGGTGGTACTTCAATTACAGCAAACACAGCTTTAGTATTAGACACATCCCAAAACGCAACTTTTGCAGGAAGTGTAGGAATAGGAGTAACTGGTACGCCAAGTGCTAAGTTGCATGTAGAAGTGCCAACAGCAGGAGCTTCTACTTTAGAATTAAAATATGGTTCAGGAGCTGCCTTTCAATTTCAAAATGGTATAGCTAATGTAACAGGAGATGCTTTAGTAATTAAAGACACTACAAATAGTTATGATTATTTAACATTAAGAAATGGAAACGTAGGAATTGGAGTTGATTCGCCTGCAGAAAAATTACATATTAGAGATGCGAGTTTAAACGCTGATGTTTATATAAAAATAGCTAACGACTCGAGAGATTGGTTTATGGGTGTTTTAGGTTCAAATTCAGATATGCTGTCTTTTAAAACCCACGATGCTGCTAATCTTTTAAATATAACATCTGGAGGAAACGTTATTGTAGGAGGTACAACGATTGATACTGCTGGCTCTGTTTCTTTTAAAAACAATGGATTTATTCGTAGTGTTTTAGCAAGTGGTTCAGCAGATAGTACACTAATAAATGCTATATATGGAGTTTCAAATGGTTTTCAATTAATAAACGATGCTAGTAATAATCAATCATATATATTTTATAATGGTGGAACAGCATCTTTAAAAATTGATACTAATGGTAACGTGGGAATTGGAAAACCCAACCCAGATTCTCCTTTAGTTGTATATAGAACTGGCGATATTTGGCATACAATAATAGGAAATGATACTGGACAATTAAGAATAGGCGGTCAAACTAGCTCTGGTGCTGTAATACAATCAATGAATCAAGCTGGCACATCTAGAGATTTATATTTACAAAGAGATGGTGGTCGAATTGGAATTGGTACAAACAATCCAAACGCATTATTAAGTTTAGGCAATACTGGAGGACAAAAACTATATGTTTATGAATCTGGTGTAATTAGGTCAGGATTTGGTATTGACTTGTCAGGTTCATCTAGAGAATTAAGTATATTTACAACAAGCTCTAATGGAACGACTGGAAATATAAGTTTTGGTTACAGATTAGAAACTGATGGTTCTTATGTAGAAAAAATGCGTTTAAGCAATTCTGGTGATTTAACAGTAGAAAGTTCAATTCAATGGTCAGGTGGTGTTGGAAGATTAATTTCTAATCAATTACAAAGTGGTTATAATCAAAATGCTGATAATACTGATTTTTGGATTAATTATCAAGGTTATCAAGGTGGGACAACTTATTTTAGAGATTTTAGAATTGGTGATGGAAAACAAAATCAAATTGCTTTTTTTGATGGCTCTACTCGTAATGTTGGAATCGGTGACACATCTCCAGATTATAGATTAACAGTAGCTAAAGTTAATGCTGCTACACCAGCATTTATGGTTAGTGGTGCTTATTATGGTGGACCTAGAATACAAACCTATGGATTAGATTCTGATCCAAATGCCTGGATGGGATTAGGTACAGATATGTCAGGCGGACCATATGAGCATAATATTTACTTTTCAGATACTGGCACTTATGGTAGATTGAGTATGGGTACTTATAATGGCACTACTTATTCTGAGAAAATGTGCGTTTTAAGAACTGGCGACGTAGGAATTGGAACTATTTCGCCTAATGATAAACTTCACGTTTCAAGTGCAGGTTCAGATACTTATGTAAGAATTGGAAATAATGCGGGTTATGATGCTGGTATTTATTTTAATACTTCTACGGATTGGACTATTGGAACAGACACATCTAATTCAAACGCTTTTACGATAAATAATGGTTCTCGTGTAGGCAGTAATTCTAAAATCGTTATAAAAACTGATGGAAACGTAGGAATTGGAAAAACAAATCCAGATGATGCACCACTTGTAGTGTATAGAAGTGGTGATGTATGGCATACTGTTATAGGAAATGATAGTGGTCAAATTAGATTTGGCGGTCAAACTGGAAGTGGTGCTGTAATACAATCAAGAACACAAAGTGGAACTGCTAGAGATTTATATATACAAAGAGATGGTGGGAATGTAGGTATAAATATAAATGATGCAAAAACTAAATTACACATTGGACCTTTATCTGGGGGTAATGCAACTGCTCAAGAAAGATTAAGATTGTCTGGTGATTATAATGGAACTGGCTCTGGAGCGCTTTTAAGATTTACAAATCAACATAACTCTGCAACTAACCCAAATACTGGTGAATACAATCTTGCTGGGATTATAGCATATGACTTTAGATCAGATTGGGGCGGAGCAATAGCATTACAAACAGCACCAAACACAAGCACTGGTGGAACTCTTGTTAGTAGATTAGTTATAAACCCAGAAGGTCGAGTAGGTATTGCAAATAGCAATCCTGGTTATATTTTGGATGTAACTGGTGATATAAGAGCTACTAGTGATGTAATTGCGTTTTCTGATAAAAGAGTAAAAGAAAATATAAATACTGTTGATAATGCTTTAGAAAAAGTTTCTAAATTAAGAGGTGTTACATACACTAGAAAAGACATTGATGACAAATCAACTAAAGTTGGGGTTATAGCTCAAGAAGTTTTAGATGTGCTGCCAGAGGTTGTTAGTCAAGATGACAAAGGTAAATATTCAGTTGCATATGGTAATATGGCTGGTGTATTTATTGAAGCAATTAAAGAATTAAAAGCCGAGATCGAGGAATTAAAAAAGTGTAATTGTAAATGTAATTGTAAATAATGGCATGCCCTAATATAGCAACTGATGAAATAACAATGCTTAAAACAGCTAGAGAGAGAACTGGTGCTGGTTATGATTCTAGTTATACAATAACTCCACCTATTTATATGTCAGATTTACAAAGAATAAGTGGAGGAAACTCAAGTGGTTCTGGTAATTCATATCCAGCCGTTAATACCTTAAATCCTATTGAAAACCGACCAGATGGGGAGAATCCTTTACAATTTTCTGAATTTAGCCAATATAATCAAAATGTAACTAGAACAGCATTTATGTATGTTTATTCTAGTAGCAGTTCAAATAATGCATGTGCCGCCGCAATACCTGAGGGTCCTTATTTTCATACTGATGTAAATAATTTAGTACCTAGTTCTGGTGGCGGAACTTATACAGCATATACGACAATAAGTGGATCAGCACATCCAGCTAATGGTTATTATGCAATTTATACAAATGACAATTTTCCGACAGCAACTGGTAAATGGATTCAAATTGGTAACAATGGTGCAATATTATCAGTAGGTAATTGTTAAAATTTTGTTTAAATTTGTAAAAAATATACTATGGCAAATACATATACTTGGAAAATAAATCAACTTGATGCTAAAATACAACAAGATGGTTTAAATAATGTAATTTACACCATTCATTGGACCTATATTGCAACAGATGATTCTGAGGAACCTATATCAGCAAGTTCAATAGGTTGTTTGTCAGTTAAATATAATCCAGAAAATACATTTATACCTTATGAAGATTTAACTAAAAACGATGTGGTTGGTTGGCTTGATAATGCATATAATGTTGAAGAAATGAAAATTAATTTAGATAATCAAATTGAATTAATAAAAAATCCAGTAAATGAATATTTGCACCCAGATTGGGATTAATAATAATAATTAAATAAATAAATAATGAGCAAACTAGAACAAAAAGAATTACAAGAATTAAAACAATCAATAGCAAAACCAAACCAAATTGCAACTGAAATTGGTTTAAGATATATTGCATATCATTCATTAGACAAACTTGTTGATGCATTTAGTGAAGCATCTAAAGAGCAACAAGAAAAAGTTAAAGAGATTGAGGATAAATATGGCAAAGGTTCTTTAAATATTGATACTGGCGAAATCACTCCTTTAGAAGAAAAGTAAAATGGCAGTTATAAATGCCACTAGTTTTTTGTTGTTAAAAGATACAACAGTTATAGGGCATTCTAAAAGTACTAGCTTTAATATCAATGTAGATTTACCAGATGCTACAACTAAAGAAAGTTTAGGTTGGCAAGAGGTTATACCAGGTGTTAAATCCGGTACTTTAAGCTGTGAGTGTTTAACTGACTATTCTGACACATTAAGTTTTGAGCAGTTAGCCGATATGGTGTTAACTAAACAAAAAGCAACTTTCTATTTTAAAGACAATGTAAATCCTAAATTAATAGTTAGAGGTGAGGGGTTTATTAACTCGGTTGATGAGACAGCTGAGTTTGAAACTGCTAATAGTTTTAACTTAGAAATTAATTTAACTGGTGTATTTACAGTCACTGATCCTAGTGAGGGAAAAACTTGGGATAATGTCTTTGAATTTTGGGAAGATATATCAGATAATTGGGAAGATGTATAATTTTTTTATTTGTATATTTGTCAAAGATTAACAATTTAAAAAATATATAAATGGCTACAACAGGCGTATTTAATGGAACAGATTTACTACTTAAATTAACAGATGGAACATCAATAGCTACCTCTACTATTATTGGACATTCAACATCTTGTACCCTTACACTTTCAAATGATTTGCCTGAGGCAACTACAAAAGATAGTAATGGATTTCAAGAAGTTATTGCTGGTGTTAAAAGCGGTGAGATTTCTTTTGAGGGTTTAATTGCGTATGATGATGATGCAAACCCAGTTGATTTTGCTGATATTTTACTAGCTAGAAGAGCTGTATCTTGGACATTTGGAACTGCTGAAACTGGTGATGCTGTGTACTCAGGATCTGGCTTTTTAAGTTCAGTTGAAATGAGTGCTGAGATGGAATCTCCAGCAACTTATAGCGGTTCTATAACTGTAAATGGTGCAATTTCTAAATCATAATTTAGGTAATTCTTAATACAATAAAAAGGGTATAGATTAAGGAAACTATACCCTTATAACTATATTAATATGGCAAACAAAAAAAGAGGTTACTATACCTTAAAAATAGGTGGGAAAATGCGAACAATGCATTTTTCAATGAATTTCTGGTCAAACTTTACTGATGAATTAAATGTATCAATAGATAAAATAGGTGATGTATTTAATGAAGGAATTTCTCTTAGTACTATAAGGGCTTTAATAT